GCCATAGCCATAGCCATCGCCATAGCCATAGCCATAGCCATCGCCATAGCCATAGCCATAGCCATAGCCACTGCCATAGCCACTGCCATAGCCATAGCCACTGCCATTGCCATCGCCATAGCCATTGCCATAGCCATCGCCTACTGGTCTAAACATCACAGCCCCCAGTTCTCGGACACTGGAACGCAGAAGATCTCTGCGCCTTCTGGAATGTCAATGTCGTCTATGGGACGAATATCAGCATTACTGGGATCTTCAATCACCTTAGAGAAACCGCATGATTCCCAGCGGAATACCCACGCTGCACGGCTAAGGCGGATACGTCCATCCTCCCTGGTGACATCACCAGCAAAGATCCAGCCGCGATCAACCACTACCACGGCGCGATTGCCGTTGGGCTTAGCAGCTGAGATGGAATCGGCGCGAATGTACTCAACACCGTTGACAGTCAGATTGTTAGACATGATTGTTGTCATTTCAGTTGTCATTGATGGTCTCCGTATTGGTGATGGGGGGGATATCTGGCAACGGGTACCACTCGCCCCATCCGTAACCGGAACGCTCGTACTCCCATGCGGTGCCGTCTGAGCACAAAGCGCAGACGCGCTTGCCACTAGAGCAGAGCTGGATGATGCGGCGGGTGGTCATGGCTCCACCAGCTCAGACAACCGACGCAGCACCAGCGCTGTGCTGCTCTTGGGGCTCAGATAGTTCAACTGCTCCTGAATCAGCAGCTGCACCCGGCGGCGAGCATCCGCCTGGCCATCGCTGTAGGCAGATGCAATCCGGGGATCAACTGACAGCAGCTCAGCAGCGGCGGCAATCTCCTCCCGTTTGATGTCCAGTTGGTGGTGCTGCTCAGCGGCTTGATCCAGCAAGCGCTCAAGGCTGGCGCGGATGGTGGTGAGGTCTTCCATCAGAAGGGGATCTCTGCGTCCAGATCGCTGCCGGCGGTCTCCCAGCTGGTGGCCTTGGCCGGTGCGGCGGCAGCAGCAGGCCGCGGTGCTGCCGGCTGGGCTTGGCCGACGGGTTGCCAGCTTTCGACCAGCACCACCAGGCCGGTGCGTTGCTCGCCGGTGGTGCGATCGGTCCAGCTTTCGGACTTGACCCGGCCGGTCACATCGCAGAGGCCACCTTTCTGGTGGGCGTCAACAAAGGACAGAGCTAGGTCGTTCCAGAGCTCCAGCTTGAAGCCGTCCGGCTCCTGGCCGTCGTCGCGCTTGGCGCCGGGGCGGTTGATCAGGATCCGGACGTTGGCGACGGACTTGCCGGAATCCAAGGTGCGGAGTTCAGGGTCACGGGTCAGGCGACCAACGAAGCGGTGCTGCGAGGCGCGAAGGACGGCAGCGATCAAGTCAGACATGGTGTGATGTGTAGTGCTGTGATTAAGGAAGGCCAGCAGCCTGGGTCACACGAAAGCGGCCCAGGTGGCGGGCAGATCGTCCGGATCGTCGGCAGGCTCCTCCGCCGGTGCTTCGGCGGCGGCATTGCAGCGAGCGACCGTCTCGGGGCTGACGCCGGACTTGGCCAGGCGGGCGAGGATGTTGCGCGGCAGCTGGGCCAGCTCGGTGGTTTCGCCCTTGCTCAGCTCTGCCACCAGGGCGGCCAGGCCCTCAGGTGTCAGGCCACGGGCGATGGCGGCAGCTTCGGCAGCTTCGGTGAGCTCTTCCACGGTGCTGAGCATCCTGGGGGCAGGAACGGGCGTCACGTCAGCAACGACGACGCCGTTCTCGTCAATCTGACCCTGGGCACCGAGTTCCTCGGGTGTGTAGGCCGGGGCACCGCCGAGTGCATCAGGGCAGTGGGTGCGCATCCCTGCCGACAAGGCCCGGGCGAACAGCATGGCTTCTGGGTACTGCTTCCACGGGCCGAGGTTCTTGATCAGACCGGCACGCTCAGCCATCGCCATGGTGAACACTTCCTCGCCGAGCACTTCCTTGCCCGACAGGAACCGAATCCGGCAGGTGGTGTCGGTCTTCTCCAGCACCCGGTAGTCGTAGCTGTGATGCCGCTTGATGGCTTGGGCCAGCAGGTTGGCACCAAATCCCGGCTTGCCGTTGATGACCGATACGCCAGCAGAACTGGCGAACGGTCCGAAGCCGCACTCGGCACCGGCGAGGATCTTGATGGCGCACTCGGCCATGTGCGCGTCTGGGTTGCCGCCGGCACGGCCGAACAGGCCGGAAGCGGAGAACAGCCGGGCCAGGCGCTGCAGGTCATCGACGGACTGCAGCTGCAGGCTCAGTGATGGTGATGTGGTGGTCGCCAGGGCGGAGCCCGGCGGGATGGGTGCCATGGTCGGTGGTGTGGTGGCTGCGGGAATCATAGCGCGGCGATTGTGAAACCGCAGCGCATCGGGTCATAATGTGCAGCACAGGCACCCAGGTCGGCGATGCAGTTTCTGCATAGTCAGCGCAGGGGAGCATGCCTGTACTACAACATCACAACAGCCGCTGCCGAGCTATGGGGATCCGCGTTGCCGTCGCCAATGCCGAGCAGGCCGATGCCGTCTGGCAGCTGCTGCAGCACGCCTCCGATGAGCTGTTCCCCGTTGAGTTGTCGATTGCTGGCGTGGCGAACTGGACCGCTACGCGGACGCCGCTGGGGGTTCTGACAGCTCTCGCGCCAGCTCCCCAGGCCCGTAGCTGCCCGGTGGTAGTTCCCGCAGAGCCCTAAGCGTCTCCGCCAAGGCGTACAGCTCAGCCTCGAGTTCTTCGCGGGTGAGCTCACCGGTGCCGAGCGCCACCGCCATCAGCCTGGACTGCCGGTCGGGATCCTTCGTGGGATACGACGCCAGCAGCTCGCGCATCGCCTCGCGTGGTGACAGGCCCTGCGCTGCAATGGCCGCGTTTAGCAGGTCGCTGAGCCTGGCGCTCATCGCTTCGGCATCGCCATCACCCAGCGCCACGGTGCCCAGGTACGGCACCTGCAGCCGGCCGATCAGCACCTCCGCGAAGTCGGCGAACTCCATGGGTTCCTGCGGCTGATCCGGCACCGGCAGCCAGATCGCCTCATCAAGCCACTGGTCACGGACACCCCAGACCGTATGGGGTCCAAAGCGCTCCCAGCAGGCTTCCTTGCCCTGGGTCTGCCATAGATGGATCGCGAGGTTGGCGACCTCGAAGGCCAGCAGGTTTTTCAGGCTGCAGCCACGGGCCTGCCGGCCGTTCTCGATGCGGCTGATGACGGCTGAATCCAGCCAGGACTTCTCCCCCAGTCCCCAGCAGGCGATGGCCACCAGCTGATTACCGCTCAGGCGGCTGCGGCCGCGCCAGTAACTGATCAGCGCACCGAAAGTCAGGTGGCCCTGCACCAGCTGCTGTGTTCTCAGTCGTGGCGGCGTTTTCTCCATTGCTACAGCGTACCGATAGTATTTCTGTAGCGCTTGTAGCGCCGAGGATCCGCTGCGCTTCCTCCACGGACCGGGCGATGCCGGCCAGGCCACCAGCAGCGGTGACGTGATCGAGCCAAGCGGTCTGCTCGGGGCGGACCCGGCCGGTGGGTGTCTTTACCTCAACAGCAGCAAACACCGCAACGGCCTGGCCCACCATCTCGGGCGTGATGGTGACGGTGCTGTAGCCGATCAGGTCGGCACTGCCGGGGCACAGGCCGAAAGTGACCATTCTGCCCTGCTGATCCAGCAGCCGGCCGACATTGTTACGCCAGAGCCGCACTGGCCCACGACTGCAGGCCAGGCGGATCTCCTGCTGGATGCGCTGCTCACTCATTGCAGATGTGGAACCACAGCGTCTACTGTGGCGGAGTTCTCCGGCGGGAAACCGGGAACGAATGGCACACCGAGCCTCACGCGGACGGCGTGGGGCTTTTCTGTTGCAATGCTTCCCGGCACTCCAGCTCTGCAATCCGTCGGGTTGCCCCACGGATTACCAAGTCCTGATGGAGCATCAGCTGGGCCATGGTCCGCAGCATGGCTTTCGCTTGCTGCAGGTCATAGCCCTCGATCGCACGGCGCTCACGCTCCAGGATCAACTGATGCTCTGGGCCGATCGTGGGGCACATCCACTCTCCCCAGGCCATGAGCGTTAGGCGTTGTGGTCAGGTTGCCGTCACACCACGCTCCAACAGGTGCGCGGCCAGGTTGCTGAGTGATCGGCCTTCGTAGTCGCTGCGGTTTGCCAGCAGCTGGTGGGTCTGCCAAGTGACCGTGATCGTGATCCGCTGCGGATTCCGCCGGCATGGCGGCAACAGGGTTGCAACGGTCTCGGTGGGGCGATTGAATGAATGCATCGTCCTGTGCAAGCAGGGTGGTCATGGGCCGGGGGTTGCAGCCCGTCGGCTCACAACACTGTTTTAGCGCTGTGGTTCCTAAAGCGAAGCACTAGCGGCTAATAAGCGGCACTCCGCAGCGCCTCGAACGTCAGGCCCAGCGCTGGCACCGCACGACGACGACGCACCGCCTCGCTGATGCAGGCCTGCGTCACGTGGTACCGCTTCGCCACTGCTCCGCAACTGCGGAACACCTCACCGGTTTCGACGCAGCGCACCCGCCAGTCACCCATCGGCCTGGGGTATCGAGCCGCGATGCTCTCCGCTAGCTCGCGGTCCTCCAGCAGCGCGAACAGCTGATCCACCGAAAACCCACCCAGCACCCTGGGCATCTCCACCGCAAGCCGTTTCCAGGAACGGCGCTCGATGTAGCGGATAGTGCCGATCATCCTCGGCTGCAGGATCTCCCGCACACGAGGCCTCCGCAGCCATGCCTCCACCCTGGTGCGTGGGCACCCCAGCAGGTCGGCCGAGCCGCCAGTCGTCAGCCACAGGCCATGCCTGACGCGGCCGTGCTGGCCGGTGCGGTGCAGGCGCAACAGGATCGCCTTCTCTGACCGATGCGGCCAGCCGTGCTGCGTCGCACGCCTCCGCATCTGCCACACCAGCACCGGGAACGGCACATCACCGGCCAAGCGGTCCAGGTACTCGGCTTCTTCAGGCAGCCATGACGGGTATTGGCTCATGCCACCACCCGCGCACGCTTCGCTTCCCTAGCGGCCAACACGTGCCGGGCCCAGGCTTGAGGCTTGGCCATGCCACGGCGGTGACCGATGCGCACCAGGTCGTCAAAGCTCTGGGCGCTGGACTGCTCAGCGCGGCGGGCCTGGCGGGCCACCACCTCCTGCAGCTCACCCTCAACGTGCTGCAGCTCCCGCCGCTCGGGCACGAACTGGTGGCCGCATTCGGGGCACTCGGGGGTGCCGCTGGCCATGGCCGCGAAGCAGGCCGGGCACACCCGCACGCTCGGGGCAGCCTCGCGCTGGCGCTTGCTGACGCCCTCCAGCGACCACTCCCGCTCATCGGTCGGCAGGCCGTGGCGCAGGGTGTTGCCGACGTGATCGAGCACCACGGCGTGGGTCTTGCCCGGGGCCGGCCGCAGGCACCGGCCGATCATCTGCAGGTGCAGGCTCAGGCTCTGCGTCGGCCGCAGCAGGATGCAGCCGGCAACGCTCGGCACGTCCACGCCTTCGCCGATCAGGCTGCAGCTGGTGAGCACCTTCAGCTCACCCGTGCCCAGCTCCTCCAGCAGGCGGCGCCGAGACGCAGCGTCCATGCTGCCGTCAATGCTGGCCGCCGAGATGCCGTGCTCATTGAACAGGGCCGCCACGGCCTCGGCATGGGCCACGCTGCAGCAGAACGCGATCGCCGTCTGGCCCTCCAGATGCTGCCGGTAGTGGCTGAGCGGTGACCCCATCGCCTGGCCGCTGCTCAGCATCTCGGCCGCCTGCCGCATGTCGTAGTCACCCATGCGCCGGCGCAGGCCCTGCAGGGTGATGCCTGGCGGGGCAAGGATGCGGGCGGGGGCGAGGTGGCCGCCATCGGTCAGATCCTGAGCGCTGGGGCCTAGCACCATCTCGCCATACCACTCATTAAGGCCGCGGCCATCGCAACGGATCGGCGTTGCGGTAACGCCCAGCACCCGAGCGCGGTGGAAGTGACCCAGCACCTTGCCCCACGTGCCGGCGTTGCTGTGGTGGGCTTCGTCGACCACCAGCAGCTGGAACAGATCAGCCGGCAGGCGATGCAACCGCCGCGCCAACGTGGCGACGCTGGCCACCTGCACCGGTGCCGACAGGTCCATTGAGCGGTTGGCGGCGATCAGCCCATGGCGCACGCCAAGGCCCTGGAGGGAGCGGCTGGTCTGCTCCAGCAGCTCGACCCGATGCACAAGGATGCAGATGCGGTTCCCACGGGCTGCGGCACGCTCGGCGATGTGGGAGAACACCACCGTCTTGCCGCCGCCGGTAGGCAGGACGAACAGTACGGAGCGGTGGCCGGCGGCGAGGGCGGCGCGGATCTGGGCGACGGCGGCCTGCTGGTAAGGGCGGAGCTGCAGGCTCATCGATCCCCCACCACATGCAAGCTCTCGGCGGCCCTGGTGATGCCGACGTAGGCCAGCTGGTTCTGCTGGGCAGTTGGTGCTGACCCCCAGCCGTCGATGCTCCAGTGCAGGAACACATGCCGGAACGTGCTGCCCTGTGACTTGTGAATTGTCAGGGCGCTAGCTGGCTGCAGCTTGCCGACGCAATCCTTGCGGCTGAAATACAGGCCCCACAGCTCAGAGCGCTCTTTGCCGCTGGCGGCCTTTGCTTGGTCGGCAATGTCTTTCAGTGATTCATTCCAGCGTTGTTCATGCTCCTTGGCAATGACGCGAAACGTCCTGGACCCGTAGAAGTCGCCGGTAACCGTCAGCTCCCATGTGTCCCATGGCTCGTCAGTCAGCAGATCGCCGTAATCGGTGAAGCGGTGCGGGCCGCGCACGGCCTCCTCAATCAGCACATCCATCGTGCTGTTGAGCAGCAAGCCGGTCCCGATCGGGTCGGGAATGGCATCCACCGTCACGCAGGTCATGCCTTCTACGAACTGCGGTGCGTTCACGCCGTAGCGGCGCTGGTGGATGCGCAGGTTCATCTCGTCCACTGCCTTATTGGTGTGAGCCAGCGCCCTGCAGAAGTCGGGATCGCTCATCGCCTCATTCGATGCCGCCATGTCCAGCAGGGAGGCGCCCCACTGCTCACGGCTGCGATAGGTCACCACCCGCGAGCCGCCACCTTCGGCAGCGGCGAACCGAGCCCGACCGACCGGCATCTGCCTGGTGGCGGTGGCCAGGTTGAGGATTGCGCCATCGTGCCGCAGCACCTCGGTCAGCCGGTAGAGCGATCTGCCCTCGGTGAACGCCCGGCAGACCTGATCTTCGCCAACAGGCAGCAGCTGGCGATCGTCGCCAACGAACACCACGGGCCGGCTCTGAAGCTCGCGCAGCAGTAGGTCGTAAAGCTCGCTGTTGAGCATTGATGTCTCATCAACGATGACAACATCAATGCTTTTTTCGGGACGTCTAACCCATCTCTCCCGACACTTTTCCTCGTCCCACACTTCAACCCACTTATTGATTTGAATAAGCATATTCTTCCCGCCCGGCTCCGGCTTGAATGTCTCCTTGCCGGTGTCGCGATCGCGGACCTGCTTTAGTCCCAACAAGCGAGCCACCGTGACGGCCTCAAATCCCTGGGCGCCGCAGTTGTCCAACGCGCGTTCAACCTGCGACCGGGCCTTGTGCGTTGGCGTGGCCACCACGACCCGTTTACCGAGATCAGCCAGCCGCGAAACCAACGCTGCTGTGGTGACCGTCTTACCGGTGCCGGCGTAGCCGCAGAGCACGGGAGTGGCGCCGGGCTTCCTGATGTCTTCGAGAATCCCCTCAATCGCAGCCTGCTGGTCGGCGGTGAGCTGCAGGGTCGCCGGCTTGGCGGCTGCCGCAGGTGGCTCGGCCTGCTCGGCCTCCAGCGATTGTGCCGTCAGCAGGTTGTAGAGCTGCGGCGGGATCTCATCGGCGAACACCTCATCCAGCCAGTCCCTGAGCGCCAGGATCTCGGCCGCGATGGCGTCGCGGGGCGTGCCGGGTGCGTTCATGCCGGCCTGTTCCATCGCCAGCCAGAGCGGCCGGCGATCGGTTGCTGCTGGTGCGGTCATCGCTGCGGTGGTGGCGTCGTGGTGTGTGGAGCCTTCCCGCTTGCACGCGCCCAATGCGGGGCGACCCCCTGGAGCCAGCGCGTGTCCTCGACGGGACCCATACGGCTGTTGCCTGACCGTGCGGTTACTACTCCGCACGGCATCCACCGCTTGGTCCGGGCAGTGGCAGGCATCAGCAGGGAGCGGGTGGGGGCTCCGCTGCGAATCGTAGCGCTGTGGATGCACAACCGCAGCATCAGGGGCATTAAGGTTTCACAGCACTCCCGCGCTATCGCCGCTCCATGCCGCAGCATCGCCGCCCGCCCGAAGGGGCACGCATCGTCACCATCCAGCTCCCCGACGAGCTGCTCCACCACCTCGATCAGCGTGCCGCCGAACGGACCATCTCCAGAGCCGCCATGATCCGGCAGCTCATCCTCGACGACCGCGAGGCCAAAGCAGCGGCCTGAGCATGGCCAGCATCCTTGACGCAGCGGCCGGCCAATGGCCCCGGCTACTGGTGGACCTTGGCGGCCTGACAGCTGAGCAGCTCACCGACAAGCACCAGCCTTGCCCGGCCTGCGGCGGGACCGATCGCTACCGCTGGGACAACGACGACGGCCCCGGCGGCGCCTACTGCAACCAGTGCGGGGGCAAGGACCAGCGCGGCGGTGGCATGTCGGGCGTGGACCTGCTGATGCGGGTCAAGGGCTGGGATCTGAAGCAGGCCTGCGCTTCTGTCGAGCGGCACCTAGGCCTGGCGGTGGAGCGGCCCGCACCGCCGACAGCAGGAGCTGAGAGCTTCTGGCAGTACAACGCCGACTTCATTGTCTGCCGGTTCCCGGATCCGGTCAAAGGCAAGAAGGTCCGACCCCTCTGGTGGGACGGCAGCAAGTGGGCATGGAAGTCACCACCGAAGCCACGGCCGCTGTACTGGGCCAGGCGTGAGGCCGGCGCCCCGGTGCTGATCGCCGAGGGCGAACCCAGCATCGATGCCGGCGCCAAGCTGTTCCCCGCCCACGCCTGCGTCACCTGGCCCGGCGGCACCCCCAGCGTCGACAAGGCCGACTGGAGCGCCCTGCGCAGCCGTGACGTGGTGCTCTGGCCTGATGCCGATGACGTGGGTCGCAAGGCGATGGCGCAGCTGGCCCAGATCCTGCTGCAGCTCGGCTGCACCGTGCTGGTGATCAACGTCCCCAGCGGCGCACCGCAGGGCTGGGACCTGGCCGATGCCCTGAAGGAAGGCTGGACGCCAGCCCAGGCCACGAAGCTCGTCGAGCGGTTTGGCAAGGCGGTGGAGCCGCCGGCAACCGTGCAAACCGTGCAGGCCGAGCCCGCAACCGTGCAGGGAACCGTGCAAACCGTGCAGGCAGGCGCGGAGCCGCTGCCCGGGGCGCCGTTCACCTGCCTGGGGTTTGATGACGGCGGTTACTTCTACCAGCCGAACAACACCGGCCAAGTCGTCAGACTCAGCCGTGCATCCCATACCGCCACCAACCTGCTGCAGCTCGCAGGCCTGGCGTACTGGGAGACGCTCCATCCCGCACGGTCCGGCGCCAACTGGCAATCAGCCGCCTCCGCACTCTTCGAGCAGCAGGCCCACGTCGGTATCTACAGCCCCGATCGGATCCGTGGTCGCGGCGCCTGGTGGGATGACAGCCGACCCGTCCTGCACCTCGGTGATCGGCTCCTCGTAGACGGCACCCTGCACCCCATCACCAAGCAGCCGCCTTCACGCTTCAACTACCAACGCCTCGCCGCGATCGATCTCCCAACGGACCTGGCGCCGCTCACCGATCAGCAAGGCGCCGAAGTCCTTGACATCGCCTCACGCTTCCTCTGGGAAGTCCCAGCATCCGGCCTGCTACTCGCCGGCTGGGCGGCCCTGGCACCCATCTGCGGCAGCCTTACCTGGCGGCCACACGTCTGGCTCACCGCAAGCGCCGGCAGCGGCAAGAGCGCCATCCTCGAACGCTTCCTTGGCACCCTGCTCCAGGACGTTGCCCTATGGCCCGAAGGCAGCACCAGCGAAGCATCCATCCGTCAGGAACTTCGCGCTGATGCACTGCCCGTGATCATGGACGAAGCCGAGAGCAACGAGCAGGCCGATCAGAAGCGCATCCAGTCGATCCTCGCGCTCGCTCGTGTCGCCTCCAGCTCCGGCCGTGGCTTCGTCGGTCGTGGTGGCGCTGATGGCGCTGCACAACGCTTCACGGTGCGGAGCATGTTCCTGCTGTGCTCCATCTCCACCGCCCTCAAGCAAGGCGCCGACGCATCCCGCTTCGCGCAGCTCACACTCCGCAATCCGAAATTCCTGCCCCAACCCGAACGCGCCGAGCACTGGGCATCCCTTGACAGGGACATGACCGCCCTGATCACCCCACAGCTCGGCCATCGCCTGCTGCTGCGCTCCGTACGGCTCATCCCGATCATCCGCGACAGCGTGGCTGTCTTCCGCCGTGCTGCCGCTGTTCGCTTTGATAGCCAGCGCCAAGGCGATCAGTACGGCACCCTTCTCGCCGGCGCCTGGTCACTCATGAACAGCTGTCCGGCCACCGAAGCTGATGCCCTGGCATTGATCGATGCCAACGATTGGGATGCGTACCGCGATGCTGCCGAGCAGCCCGATGAGGAGCGCTGCCTGCAGCACATCCTTCAGCACCAGCTGCGGGTTGAAGGTGACCGCAACAGCTACACCCGCACCGTCTGGGAGCTGATCGAGCTGGTGCGCACCACCACCACCAGCATGGAGATCGGCATCGGCGCCGCTGAAGCCCACCTAGGCCGCCTGGGCCTGCGCGTCATGGATGGCCGCCTGGTCATCGCCAACACGTCCCTAGGCCTTCAGCGCATCCTTGCCGCCACTGCATGGGCCCACAGCTGGCCCACAGTCCTGTCCCGCCTGCCTGGTGCTGAGAAGCCAGGCAAGGTGCGCTTCAAGGGAATGGCACACAACAGCCGCGCCGTCGCGGTACCGCTCGACGAAGACTGATCCTGTCCCGCCCCGGCAACAGCGGGACAGAAAGCGGGACGGTCAGAACCCCTGTAAACACTAGGTTTGTCCCGCCGGTCCCGCCTGTCCCGCTTTTTGAAAGGAGACAGGCTTTCACGCGCATGCGCGCCTGCGCGCGTACACGCGTGCGCGCACGCCTGTGTGAGTGTTCATTTCTCTAGAGAGGGACAAACGGGACAGACACCACCAAACACCAATGGTGGCAAAGGGTTTCGGCTGTCCCGCCCCCCGGGACAGAGCGGGACGCGGCGGGACGGCAGCGGGACGGGCCTGAAAAGCCGCTCCTAGCCTGACTTCATGAAGCGCAGCGCATCCCCCAGCTGGCTCTTAGACCGCTCCACACCATGGCTCGCCTGGTGGCAGGAGCTGATCCTCAACTGGATCGCCTCATGGCATGCCGTCGGGGCCATCACCGTCGTCTCCGCCGATGGTGAGGAGTTCTGCGAATGGGAGCTCCCGTCAGACATTGAGCTCGCACGCGCTGAACTGGAGGAGCTGATCCGATGAATCACTCCACACCCGCATTGGAAGACTGGTAATGGCTTCCGTCACGATCTCACTCACAGGGCTCGACGGGCTGCAGAGGATGCAGCAGTTCGTCAATCCAGCCCTTTTCAGCAAGGCCCAGCAAGGCGGCGTCTCCTACGCCTCAAAGGCTGTCCCGCCTGCAGTAGCCAAAGGCATCGCCGCTGGCTACAACATCGCCTCGGCCAGGATCAAGAAGGACATCTCTGGGATCCGCTTTGCCTCCGATCGCCAAAGCGCCACCATCGGATTCAGTAAGCGGTCGCCAACCCTGGTCCAGTTCAAGCCAACCCTTGGCACCCGTGGCCATCAACCTGGCCTAGGCCGTGGCCTCGGCTGGGGGCCACCAAGCCCACCAGGTAAGCCCGTCATGGCCACCATCCTGCGAGGCAAACGCCAATCCTTCCCCGGTGTCTTCATCACCACCGGCAACAGCGGCAACCAGATCGCACTGAGGCGCACCAGCAACGGTGGCCTGCAGTCCGTCTACGGCCCATCCATCGGCTCGATCTTCGCTGGTCAATCAGCGATCGGACCGCAGCTTCGCTCGTCAGTCGAGGCACGCATCAACGAGCAGTTCATCAAAGGCTTTCAGCGCGTCATCGACTCGGCGATGCGTGGCTACGGCCGCTAAAAAAATCGCGGGTCCTCCGGCGGCAAACTGTTAGTGCCGGTCCCTGCGCCTCCCAAAACCTGTTGAGATCACTTCTCAATAAAGCGACGGCCACGGTCGTGCAGGCGCACGATCTCCCTCGTTGTCACAGCAGCGTGTCACAACCTTTCTAGCCTGTGACACGGTGACAAGCCATCGACGGTGCTCATCACAATCAGCGAAGCCGCTGAGATCCTTGGTCTCAAGAGTCGAGGCAGTATCTACCGGAAGATCAACAACGGCGAGCTGCAAACGACAGCCGGCGCCGATGGGCCAATGTTGGAGCGCGACGGATTGGAGCAGCGCTGGGCCAACATCACCCGCAAGCGATCCGACTCTCCAAGGCCGAAGACTGCGGCCGCGCCTCAGCCATCACCGCATAGGCCAGCCGAACGCAGTGATGAACCGCCGGACTACAGCGAGAGCCGCGCCCGCTCCGAATACGAGAAGGCCAACCTGCTGGAGCTGGAGCGCAAGCAGAAGGAAGGCCTGTTGCTGCCACGTGAGGAAGTGGAGCGTGCGCAGGCTGCTGCGGTGGCGATTAGCAAGACGCGCCTTCTGGGGGTGCCCAGCACCGCAAAGCAGCGCATCCCGCACCTGAGCCTGGATGAGGTTGAGATCTTGACGACGCTGATCCGTGAGGCCCTTGATGAGCTGGCCGGCTGGGAGGTGGCGGCATGAGCGCCGACGTGCTGACCGCGCAGATCCTGGGCCGCTGGCGCCCGCCGCCGCGGCTAAGCCTGACGGAATGGGCCGATACCTATGGCGTGCTCACCGGTGATGCTGCCGAGAAGGGGAAATGGCAGACGCTGCCCTATCAACGCGGAATCATGGATGCCTTCACCGATCCGACGGTGGAGACGGTCGTGTGCCTGAAGTCCGCTCGGGTGGGGTGGACGATGATCCTCGGGCATGTGATCGGCTACTACAGCCACCAGGACCCGTGTCCGGTGATGGTGGTGCAGCCGGTGGTTGAAGACGCGGAGGGCTACAGCAAGGAGCAGATCGCGCCGATGTTTCAGGACACGCCGGTCCTGCGTGGTCTTGTATCAGAGGCGAAGGCAAGGAACACCAGCACGAACACGATCCTGCTGAAGCAGCTGGTGAATGGCGGTGTGATCGACATTGTGGGTGCCAATAGCGGCCGGGCGTTCCGTCGGAAGTCGCGCAGGGTCGTCCTGTTTGATGAGGCCAGCGCCTACCGCGCCATTCCCGAGGGTGACCCGATCAAGCTGGGCCGGAACCGCTCGGACTACTTCTGGAACCGGAAGATCGGAATCGGATCAACTCCGATCACGAAGGGCTTCGATCGAACCGAGGCGTGGTTCCTGAAGTCCGATCAGCGACGGTTCTTCGTGCCGTGTCCGTTCTGCCAGCACAGGCAGGTGCTGCGTTGGCCGCAGATGAAATGGCCGCAGGGCAAGCCTGATGAGGCGGCCTATGAGTGCGAGAACTGCGGGGAGCTGATCCCGCATAGCAAGAAGCGAGCGATGGTCGAGGCCGGCGAGTGGAGGCCAACAGCCACCAGTTCAGAGCCTGGCCTGGTGGGCTTCCACATCTGGGCGGCTTACAGCTTCAGCCCGAACGCCGAATGGGGAAAGCTGGCCCGCGAGTTCCTTGAGGTGAAGGGCGACCCGGAGCAGCTGCAAACGTTCGTGAACACGATCCTGGGGGAGACGTGGGAGGACGAGTACACCAACACGATCAGCGCTGAGGGCCTGTCTACCAGGCGCGAGGAGTACCCAGTGGGCGAGGTGCCGGCCGGCGGATTGGTGCTCACCGGTGGCGTTGACGTTCAGGATGACCGAATCGCGGTTGCGATCTGGGCTTGGGGTCGTGGCGAGGAAGCGTGGCATGTGTGGGCGCAGGAGATCTGGGGCGACCCATCGCAGCCGGAGCTATGGGAGCAGCTGGATGCTGTGTTGGAGACGCGCTGGCCGCGAGAAGATGGCGGTGAAATGCAGGTCTCCCAGCTGGCGGTTGACTCCGGCCACATGACGCATGAGGTCTACGCCTACTGCCGAGCGAGGAAGGCGCAAGGTGTGGTGCCGATCAAAGGCGCCAGCGTGCGAGGCAAGCCGCCGATCGGGAAGGGCACACCGCAGGACATCAACCGAAAGAACCAGCCAAGGGTGAAGTCGGGCGTGATGCTTTACACGGTGGGTCACGACACGATCAAGGCCACGCTGTACGCCAGGCTGCGCCATACCCACCCCGGCCCTGGCTACATCCACCTAGGCCAGGCTGCGACCGATCAGTTCTTGGAGCAGCTGACGCCATGGAAGATCCAGACCCAGTACATCAAGGGCCAACCAGTGCGTGACTGGGTGAAGGCCAGCAAGGACCGGGACGAGTTCGGGGATTGCACGGTCTACAGCTATGCAGCGCTGCAGCTGCTGAGCAGGCGCTACAACAAGGCCACCATGTGGGATCAGCTTGAGGCGCAGGTATCGGCCGGCCCTGGACCGCAGGCGCCGACTATGCAGCGGCGGAAGTCAAGCTGGCTCAATTCCTAGCCTGAGCCATGGCCTATACCCAGACTCAGCTCGACGACCTGCGCGGCGCGATTGCCGAGGGCGTGCTGAAGGTGTCCGCCAATGGCCGCACGGTCGAGTACCGCAGCCTCGCGGACATGCGTCAGCTGGAGCGGATCATGGCCGATGAACTGGAGAGCAGCACCCGCCGTCCGGAGCGGATTTACTGCAGCTTTCGGAGGGCCTGATGGGCAAGCGTACGGAGCAGCTGGAGCTGGCGTTGAAGGCCACGAAACTGGAACTGGCGAAGACCCACCTGCGGGCGTTTGAAGCGGCGAAGCTCAGCCGGCGAACTGACAACTGGCTGGCCGATAGCAAGGGTCCGAATGCAGACATCCGGCTGAGCCTGCAGCGGATGGTGGCCAGGCATCAGGACCTGGTGGACTCTGACCCATGGGCCAGCAAGGCCGTCAGCGTGGTGGTCAGCAACTGGGTCGGTGATGGCATCATCGGCCGGCCGGTCGGCCCTGGCGCTACCAGCAAGTACGTCAACGCCTGGCGGGACTGGAGTGAATCGCTGGACTGCGACTGGGACAGCCAGGGCAACATCTACGCGAAGCAGGCGTTGATTGCTCGCACGGTGGCGGTGCGTGGCAGCTGCCTGGTACGCCGGCGGATCAATGAAGAGCTGCTGGCGCGTGGCTTGCCGCCGCTGCAGATCCAGGTGCTAGAGCCGGACTGGCTGGACATCAGCAAGGATGATGGCGCACGGATCCGGTTCGGCAAGCAGTACCGAGAGGATGGCCGACTGGAGGGCTACTGGATCAGGAAGAACCACCCCGGTGAAAGTGATTGGACCGCCAGCCGGCTCGGCTCAGACTTTGTGCCGGCCAATGAGATCTGCCACATCTACGATCTGCGCCGTCCTGGCCAGGCGACGGGCGTGCCGTTCGGCGTGGCGGCGCTGTTGAAGCTGCGGGACATCAGCGATCGTGACGCGGCGCAGTTGTTGAAAGACAAGCTGTCGGCCTGCTTCATGGCCTTCCTGGAGGACAGCGAGGGCGACCCGACGCTCAAGCAGGAAGGCGCCGCCCTGCTGGATCAGCTGGAGCCCGGCGCGATCGAGATCCTGCCGCCCGGGAAGAACGTCCGATTCTCCGAGCCGCCCAGTTCCGGCGACTTCGTGTCGGTGCAGAAGTACCACCTCCTATCCGTGGCACAGGCCTACGAAATCACTTACGAAGCGCTGACCGGTGATCTGTCGCAGGTGAACTTCAGCAGCGGCCGGATGGGTTGGGTGGAGATGCGCCGCGCTGTGGCCCGCTGGCGGTGGAGCATCATCATCCCGCAATTCCTGCAGCCGCTGGCCGGCTGGTATCGCGACGCCGTGGCGATGGCGTCCATGGGTCGCGGCACCGCACGCTTCGAGTGGACCCCACCGGTGACCTGGCTGGTGGATCCAGCCCGCGAACTGCCGGCCTACATCGATGCCATCAAGGCCGGCGTGATGAGTCTGAGCGAGCTGCACCGGATGCTGGGCTATGTGCCGGAGCTGGTGATCCAGGAGCTGGGCGACGACATGGCCAGGGCGCGTGCGGCTGGGTTGGCATTGTCCAGCGATGGCGCCACTGGTGGGATGACATCAGCCGCAGCGGCAATCAGCGCTGACCAGCAACAAGCACCTCAGGCGTAATCCGTAGCCTGAACCATGGAATCCAAACGCCTGCAAAGGATGGCGCTGCTGGCGCCAAATACGTGGGATGAAGAAACGCGCTCTGCGCAGATCGTCATTTCCACGGATGCCGATGTCGGCGATGGCTTCCAGCTGGTGCATTCGCCGGATGCCATCCGCTGGCCGGAGCGTCCGTTGCCGGCGGACTATGACCACCTGCGCACTTCAGAGAGTATCTGGGGAGCGGTGACCGATCTGAGCCTGGAGCGTGCCGCTGATGGCACGACACAACTCGTCGGACAGGTGGTCGTCGATGGCCCGCCGGCTGCGATGGATCTAGCCCTGCCTCGTCTGCGGACTGGTAGCGCAAGGTTCAGCGTGGATGCCCGGATCTACGGCTGGGCAGAAGCCCCCGGCAGCGTGCTGATGGCGACCGACTGGGAACCGCAGCTCGTGAGCTTGGTGGCCGCTGGCCAGGACACGCACGCCGTGATGCGCGGTGATCAATCTCAGGGAGTCCCCCCGATGACCGATGAAACTCAGGCCGGGGGCGACCCGGTGATTGAAGACCAAGCCGACACCACTCCGGCAGCTGTTGAAGCTGCGCCGGTGGTTGCTGCCGAGCCTGCCGAGCAGGTGGAGCGCAGCGCCGCTGATGAGCGCCTTGAGCTGGCTGTGCGTCGTGCCGCCTCTGAGGCGAAGCTCGATGAGCCCACCATTCAGCGCATCCTGGCTGATCACCGCGGCCGGCCTCAGGTCGAAGCGGTGACCGCCGTCGTGCGCGAGTTCCGTACCCGTCTTGAGCGTGAGGCACCCGTGACCGCTGGCCATCCCGCCCGGATCGAAGTCACCCGCGACAGCGGTGAGTCGATCGTTCGCGCCTTCAACTCTGAGCTGGAGCGTCGCGCCGGTCTGATCAACGCACCCACCGACGAAGGCAAGGCCGCCTACGGGCTGACCTGCCTGGAGATGTGCCGCGGCTACCTGCAGTCCCGTGGGGTCAACACCCTGGGGATGAGCAAGAACGAGGTTGTCCAGCGGGCGTTCCACAGCACCTCGGACTTCCCGAACCTGTTCGCCAACGTCGCCAACAAGACTCTCCTGGCTGCCTATGCCGAGGAGCCGCAGACCTGGGGACCGCTGGCCCGTCAGCGCAACCTGCCTGACTTCAAGTCGGTCACTGATCTGCAGGTCGCCGGTCAGATCGTCCCCGAGAAGATCCTTGAAGGCGGTGAGTACAAGTCCGGCACGCTGACCGAAGGGAAAGCGACCTGGAACCTTGCCACTTACGGCAAGCGGATTGCGGTAACCAGGCAGGCCATCATCAACGATGACCTGGACAGCCTGTCCCGCGTGCCCGAGATGCTTGGCCGTGGCTGCCGGCTGCTCGAGTCGAACATGGTGTGGGAGCTGCTGACCACCGGCGCATCTGGTGCCACTGTCAGCCTGGATGGCCAGGCCCTGTTCCATTCGAGCCACAGCAACACCAGCACCGGCGCTGATTCGGTGATCGGCATCAAGGGCATGGATGCCGCAAAGCTCAAGCTCCGCAAGCAGACCGACCTGGCCGGCAACCGTCTCAACTTGGCGCCTGCCTACATGGTGGTGCCGCCTGAGCTGGAGACGACTGCGCTGCAGTTCCTGTATCCGACCGGCTACGCCCCGACCAGCCTGACCGGCAGCAGCGGCCCTAACCCGTTTGCGGGTGGCGTGCAGCTGATCGTTGAGCCCCGCCTGTCTGATGACAGCTCGGCTTATTGGTATCTGACCAGCTCGCCCAACCGGGTTGAGATGATCACCTACGGCTATCTGGCTGGCGAGGCTGGGCCGACGATCACGACCACTGAGAACCGCAACCCTGACGGGGTTGAGCTTTTGGTCAGGATGGATTTCGGCTGCACCCTCAGCGACTTCCGGGGCTTCGTGCGCTCCGCTGGCTCCTGATAATCACCCTGACCTACTGAGGATCTGACCATGAAGAACCACGTCCAGCCGGGCAACTACATCGAGATCACCGCAGGCGCCACCATTGCCGCCGGCGATCTCGTGCAGTTCGGCTCGCTTCACGGTGTTGCCGTGACCGACATCGCCAACGGTGCCAACGGCATCATCTGCCGCAAGGGCATCTACACCGTGCCCAAGCTCACCGCGGCATCGGCCGATGCCTGCACTGCTGGCGGTCCGGTGTACTTCAGCTCCGGCAGTGTGTCCGGTTCTGACAGCTCCGGCACCCGCAAGCTGGTGGGCTACGCCATGGCTGCCGCCAACCAGGCGGCCACCACGGTCCAGGTGCTGCTGGCCTGATGAGCTGGGCCAGCCGTCACAATCTGCTGGCCCGCGCCGTCAACCGGAACCTAGGCGGCGTCTCAGTCACATGGGGCGCCGTTTCCGGTGATGCAATCCTTGAGCGAAACGCTCAGTTTGTGAGCGACGGCAATGTGATCAGCGTGGAGTACATGCTGCACAATCTGCCGACAGCAGGCTTTGGATTTTTGAAGTACGACGACCAGTTACTGGTTGATGGCAAGATCCATTCCGTGCGCGAGTGCATGGTCATTGGCGACGGGGAGTACATGATGGTTGCATTGAGCAAAGCAGAAGACAATGCAGATGCAACTCTCGTCTTGAATGGTGACTGGCTATGACCACCCAGACGTACAGCACCAGGATCAGAACGCTTTACGCCACAGCGGCAACGTTTGCAGCGAGCAATCCGGTGTTGCTGGAGGGAGAGCCAGCCACCGAAAGCGACACGGGCAAGGAGAAGATTGGCAATGGCGTCACTGCTTGGAACAGCTTGCCGTATAAGCCCAGCAGTGTTGCGCGTTCATTTAACTTTGTGCAATCGTCTGCGGCTGCTACTTGGACTATCAACCACAACCTAGGCTTTAAGCCTTCGGTTGAATTGCTCAATTCTGGCAGCCAGGAGATTGATGGTGACGTGGTGCATACGTCAGCCAATCAAGTAGTGGTGACTTTCAACGTTCCTGTATCAGGCTTTGCAAGGCTTGCTTGATGTCAGGCCTAGCATGGGGAAACGACTTGTAGCCCATGGCTCGCTCCGTCTATGTCGACCTTGACCTGCTGAGCGCCAGCAGGCTGCTGAATCTGAAGGATGCGACGGATCCGCAGGAACCGGCAACGCTGGCCCAGGTGCGGTCGTTCGTTGAAGGCCTGGCCTGGAAAGATTCGGTGCGGGTGAAGACGCAAGGCAATATCAACCTGGCGGCGCCTGGTGCGACGGTTGATGGGATCACGATGGTCAGTGGTGACCGGATGCTGGTGGCAAGCCAGAGCACGGCATCGCAGAATGGAATCTACGCATGGACTGGATCAGCAACGCCAGCGACTCGGACGCTGGATGCTTCAACATTCGATGAGCTGGAGGCTGCGGTCGTCAGCGTGGAGGAAGGCACCGACGCTGGTACGCAATGGCGGCAGACGGCAGTCAATGGCACGATCGATAGCTCTACGGTCACATGGACAGCGTTCATCGCTGCCGTATCACTGGCCAGTGAGAGCACGGCAGGCCGGATTCAGATTGCTACCCAAACTGAAACCGACACCGGCACCAGTGACGCTCGGGCGATCACGCCGCTGAAGCTCACGACATGGAGCGGCAAGACCAAGCGCTACACAACGGACATCGGCGATGGTTCGGCCACCAGCTTCACGTTGACCCATAACCTCAGCAGTCGTGCTCTGCAGGTGTCGGTCTACCGGAACTCTGGTAACTACGATCAGATTGAGTGTGAAGTGCGCCGCACCAGTACGTCGACGCTGACGCTGTTGTTCACGACAGCACCGACCTCCAACCAGTTCACGGCAGTGGTGACCGGCTGATGCCTCGCGAGTTCTACACCGACGTTGATCTGAAGGGTGCCCTGCTGCTGGCTGGCAGTGCGGGCACCACGGGTTATGTGCTGAAGTCGCAAGGCACTGGGCAGGCTCCAGTGTGGGCGGCTGAGAGTGCTGGTGGTGGCGTCACCGCAGGCGATAAGGGCGACATCACGGTTGATGCCAGTGGAAACTGGACGATTGATAGTGATGCCGTCACCTACGCCAAGATCCAGAACGTCAGCGCTACCGACCGGCTATTAGGACGGAGCAGCGCCGGCGCTGGTGATATTGAGGAGATCACATGCACTGCCGCTGGACGAGCGTTGATTGATGATGCGGACGTTTCTGCACAACGAACAACGCTAGGCGTGGCTTCCTTCGCCCTTACCCTCGCTCTGTGCTGATCCATGGCTGAAACATTCAACCGGGCCTCGGTGGCCCTGAGTACCACCAGCATCACGGATGTCTACCAGGCGCCGAACGTTGCCAGTACAGATCGAGCGGTTGTGCTGAGCTGCCTGGTGGCGAACGTAGATGGTGTCAATGCTGCAGGCATCACCATTGATATTACCAACAGCAGCAATGCTGCAATCGCCAAGATTGCTAATACGATTACGGTACCAGCTGATGCGTCAGTGGAGCTGATTGCAAATAAGGTAGTGCTAAAGCAAGGGGAGAAGTTGCGGGCTACTGCATCTGCTGGAGGTGACCTTGAGGTAACCGTAAGCGTACTGGAGATCAGCTGATGAGTCCACAGGGAGGGGTGATCGGTGCGGCGAATACGCCAACTACAAGTGTGGCATCTGGTGCCTGGAAACTGGATGAAGTATTGGCAGCGCAAGCAGCGGGAATCTGGCCGCCATGTCCATATTCTGTAGATGTCCTAATCAATGCTGGTGGTGGCGGTGGCGGTAGAGGTGGTGGTTCTGATGTTGCTGGCGGTGGCGGTGCTGGTGGCGTACAAGTCCAGACCCGTTCTCCCGTAATACCAGGCACAAGCTATACAATCACAATTGGCGGCGGTGGTGGTGGGAGCACTCAAAACGGTGTCTCAGGAAGCAACGGAACCGATAGTGCCGCACTTGGCTTTACAGCGACTGGCGGTGGCGGTGGCGGTGCTGGTGGAACTACTAGCAGAAATGGCGTTCCCGGTGGCTCCGGCGGTGGTGCTGGCGCCAGCAGCGGCAGTGCGGGAACGGGTGGAGCTGGTACCAGCGGCCAGGGCAATAGCGGCGGTAATGCTGTCTTCACCAGCAACAATGGTTACGGAGGTGGCGGTGGCGGTCAAAGTGCTGCAGGTGCTAATGCTGTGAACATTGCAGCTGGTAACGGTGGCGCTGGCTATGACCTATCTGCTTTCATTGGTGGTAGCAGTGCATTCATCGCTGGTGGTGGTGGTGGCGCTGCCAACGGCAACGCTACTGGTTCAACGGCAGGCACAGGCGGCAGTGCCGTTGGTGGTGCTGGTGGTCGAGGTGTTGCTGGAAGTAGCGCTACCGCAAATACTGGTTCAGGTGGTGGTGGTGGCAATGGTAACGGCGGCAACGGCTCCGGTGGCCGCGTAGTAATCCGCTATCCAGGCGCACAGCGCGGCACTGGCGGCACTGTTACCACAGCCACAATCAGTGGCGTCAGCTACACCATCCACACCTTCACAAGCACCGGAACCTACGCGGCTTGACAATGGCCCACTTTGCTGAACTGGATCAAAACAATGTCGTTCTTCGTGTGCTTGTCGTCAGCAATGAGGACATCACGGACTCCAGTGGCAACGAGCAGGAAACGCTCGGCGTGGCGTTTCTACAGCGCCTGTTCGGCGCTGATACAAGGTGGGTGCGCACCAGCTACGGCGGCAGCTTCAGAGGCTCCTACGCAGGTGCTGGCATGATCTACGACGCGCAGGCTGATCAGTTCGTCTCCCTGCCCGAGCATCCCGCGCTGGTGCGTGCCCGTGACTCAGAGACCGGCCAGTTTCTGGCGGATGATCCGACCACGCCAGAAAACGAAGCATGGGTCGTTGTCAGTGATGCCAATGCTGAGTAGCGTCATCCCTGCCGCTGCGCTTGCTCCGCAAGATGGCGGACAGGGCATGACTTGAGATGACCGCCAGCCGCCGCGAGCAGATCCTGGTTCATATCGCCAACACACTGGCCAGCACCGCTGGAGTGAACGGCCGTGTCTACCGCTCCAGGGTGGATGCCTTCAGCCGTGATGAAGCGCCGGCCATCGTCATCGAGCCTGGTCAGGACGACGCCCGCACCTACAGCACCTGCAAGCTGGACTGGACCCTGAACGTGCTGGTGGTGGTCTACACCAGGGGGCAGATCCCTGATCAGCTGGCGGATCCGATCATCGTTGATGCCCACAGCAAGCTGATGGCCGATCGCACTTTAGGCGGCCTGGCAATCGACATCATCCCGACCATGACCGACCCGCAACGGGACAAGGCAGATCTCACGTCTCTATGGCAGGTGAACACCTACCAGGTGCGCTATCGGACATCGGCTGACGATCTGACCAGTCCATAGCCTGAAAGCAGAGACTGCAGCTGCAGCCATGGCGCGATCTGCTCCAGCAACGCCACCCATCCCCACGGAAGGTGGCACCTATGTGCTGGACGACAAGACCGGCGAACTGGTGTGCGTGCAGCAGACGCAGGACCCCATGATCCCTACGGAGGACAATGCCTCTCCTGACCCGGAAGCGCCTGCTGCTGGCGAAGTCTGAAGACACCTACGGCACCAGTGCAGCCCCGGCTGGTACCGACGCAATCCTTGTCTCTGACCTGGAGGTAGAACCGCTCCAGATGGAGCTGAAAGAACGCGAGATCATCACCGGCGTTCTTGGCCAGCGTGATGTGGTCGTCGGCCAGCGGATGGCGTCGGTGAAGTTCAACGTTGAGATGGCCGGCTCTGGCGCGGCTGGTACCGCACCGGCCTACAGCCCGATCCTCAAGGCCTGCGGCTTTTCAGAGACCATCTCCAACGGCACCAGCGTCACCTATGCGCCGGTGTCCAGCAGCTACAGCAGCTGCACGCTGGACTTCCGCAATGACGGCATCAAGCATCTGATCGTCGGCGCCCGTGGCACCTTCAGCATTGAGATGTCCGCTGGCGACATTCCGATGATGGCTTTCGAGATGCAAGGCCTGTATGGAGCACCTACCGCTGTCGCTAATCCATCAACCACCTACAGCAATCAGGTGGCGCCTGTGGCGGTCAACAGCGACAACACCACAACGGTGAGCGTTCACGGCTACGCCGCCTGCATGAACAGTTTCAGCCTGGAGCTTGCCAATGAGGTGATCTTCCGCAGCCTGGCCGGATGCTCCAGTCAGGTCATGCTGCCGGACCGCAAGCCGACCGGTGAGATCTCGATTGAGCTGCCGGCACTTGGCACGAAGGACTTCTTTGCGATTGCTTCGGCGCAAACCAAGGGCGCGATCGGCTGGACCCATGGCACCACCGCCGGGAACATCGTCACTTTCAACGCTCCCACCTCAGCGTTTGATTCGCCTTCCTTTGAGGACGGCGATGGGATCCAGCACATCAAGCTGCCATTCCGGCCGATCCCAACCTCTGCAGGCAACAACGAGTTCTCCCTGGTGCTGACCTGATATGGCGTTCGTCATTGAGCAGACCCCGACCTTCACCCATCCCATCACCATCCGGGAACTGCAGGACGGCGGGAAGTACCGAACCCATCAGTTTGAGGCAGTCTTTCGCCGGCTGCCCCAGAGTCGGATGGAGGAGGTGCAGCTGCTGTACCAGCAGATGAAGGCCGCCGCCGCTCGTGATCAGCCCCTGGAGGGCATCCCGACGCGGGAGATCGCCTCGGAGATCTTGGCCGGGTGGAACGGCATCACCGAGCCCGACGGGTCACCAGTGGAGTTCAGCGAAACCTACAAGGCGCAGCTGCTGGAGGTGGCCACTGTTGCGGACGTGTTGGTGGAGACGTTCTTTGAGGCCCATCAGAAGGCCCGCTCAAAAAACTGACCGGCGCCGTGGATTACTTGCTCCACGGCGGCAGCCAGATCAATGATGAGCTGATGGCGGATGCCAAGGAGTACGGGATCATCCTGCCGGAACACCTATGTCAGTCCCAGGACTTCAGCCTATGGGTTGAGCATCTACCGGTGGTGGATCTGTTCAGCCGGTGCATGACGCAATGGCGCACTGGATCGAATGGTGTGATCGGCCTGGATTACGGAGTGGTGCTGCAAATGGCCAACCTGTATCAGACGCCAGATCTGCCGGGAGTGATGGAGGACCTGTTGATCATGGAGCTTCACGCCCGCGAACTACTGAACGAGAAGAGGTGACCTGATGGCGACGATGGAAGCCCTGCTGAAGATCCGCGCTGATGTGCAGGGTGAGGGTGAGGTCGGGAAACTTGGCGCTGCGTTGAGTGGGTTGAACACCACTGCCACAAAAGTAAGCGGCGGCCTGAAGGGGATGCTTGGCAGCGTCGGCGGGTTGAGTGGTGCGCTGGGCAACCTGGTCCCCATGGCAACTGGTGCCGGCCTAGTGGCTCTCGGAAAGAGCGCGATTGATGCTGCCGATAACATGCGCGATATGGCGCAGAAGACGGGTGTCAGCGTTGAGATGTTGAGCCGGTTTCAGCAAGCTGCAAAGATGAGCGGGACTGACATTAATGCAGTCAGTGGCGCAATGATCAAGCTAAATAAGAATATGGCGACAGGTGATGACAAGGCCGCAAAGGCGCTTGCAAGTCTTGGCATCAGCGCACGAGATGCCAGCGGGAAACTCAAGTCTGCCGATGCCGTCATGCTGGAGGTAGCTGATAAGTTTGCGAAGATGCCAGATGGAGCACAAAAATCAGCTACCGCTATTGCGTTGTTTGGCCGGTCTGGCGCTGACATGATTCCGATGCTGAATGGTGGGAGCAAGGCAATCAAGGATCTGTCGGCCACGATGTCTACGGAGTTTGCCAATAGTTCCGATCAATTCAATGATAAGATCGAACGCATCAATACTAAGTTTGCACAGCTTGGTGTTGCTGTTGGCACGGCGATCATGCCTGCGCTGGATCTGTTGGCCAATGCCGTGACTGGCATTGCGGATCTATTTACAAAGTTGCCGCAACCAATTCAGGCAATCATTGGCGCAGTGGGAGCGATTGCTGCTGCGTTCATCGTTCTTGCACCTGCCATCTCTGCAGTGATCTCAATTGCAGGTGCATTGGCCGGCCTGGAGCTGGGCGCCATCATTGCCGGATGGGCTGGAGCAATCGGGCCAGCTATTGCGGCCATCAGTGCAGCCTTTACCGGCCTGCTGGCCTGGCTCGGCGGCACGTTCATCCCTGCGCTCCTGGCCTTCTTCTCAGGCCCTGTGGGCTGGACTGTGCTGGCCATCGCGGCCGTAGTGGCGCTGTGCATTGCCTTCCGCGAGCCGATCATGGGATTCTTGTCCTGGCTGTGGCAGGCCATCCCTGGCGCCATGACTGCCCTAGGGCAGGCGCTCTATGGATGGTTCGTGCAACCTTGGATCAACCTATGGGAAGCGATCAAGCCGATCGTAGTTGCCTACTTTGGATTCCTTGGGGAACTGTTTAAGGCCGCCTTCCAAACGCTCTACGCCATCGCGTGGCAGATCTGGGTGCAGCCTTGGATCAACCTCTGGAGCGGACTGCTGCGTGATCCGGTCGTTGAAATGATCAAGTGGCTGAGCAGTATCTGGGGAGGAATTAGCAAAGTCTTCAACGCCTACGTGGTGCAACCAATCAGCAAGGCATGGACCGTCATGATCCAGCTGCTGCCTAAAGCCATGCAATCAATTGCCACGTTCATTCAGAACGTGTGGATTGGAATGGTTAACACCGTCAAGAACGTCATGCGCGGCATGCTGCAGTTTGTCGCCAATGGCATCAATGCCGTAGGCGGCATGATCAATAGGCTGATCGGGACTTTCAATGCACTGCCCGGTCCCAACATTCCGTATGTGCCCAGCTTCAGCATCCCTGCCTTTGCGGAAGGCGGCTACGTCAACCGCAGGACCGTCGGCATGGTGGGGGAGGCTGGGCCGGAATACATCATCCCGCAATCGAAAATGGCTGCCGCCTCCCGCCGGTATCTTTCCGGTGCTCGTGGCGCCAGTGTCATCCCCACCAGCGGCACCAGCAGCACCAGCCAGGCTGCACCGGTGATCAACATCACCACCGGTCCAGTGATGCAGCAGTACGGGCAGCAGTGGGCCACGATTCAAGACCTGGAGCGTGTGGCCAAGGCCACAGCTGACGGCATGCTCGGGCGCTTGCGCACGCCAGCAGCACGCATCGCGTTGGGGATCCGTTGATCTATGGCACGCGCACAGTCCCAGTTTCTGCGGATCTACGACACTGCCGGGGTGACGTATCAGCGATGGCAGGGTTACTACGGCAATCTCACCGTCACATGGGATGAGGCCCAGTGGCAATACGTTCCTTTCAGGGCTGACGGCTTCACCGAAGGCATCAGCGGCAACGAGGCCAACATTTCCATTCAGGCCCCGGCGATCACCACCGTAGTGGCAGCCTTTGAGCGTGCCATCACCGATGGGCAGCTAGTGGAGCTCAGCACTTACCAATTTGATACCAACTTCGGCAATGATGCTCCCCAAACTGCTCAGACGTTGATTGGCCGTTACGTCGGGCAGGTCACTGGCGGCAGTGGTGGGCTCACATCTTTGATTCTGCAGCTTGGCTCTGCCGTTTCTCCAGTGGGTGCGCAGATCCCACCCAGGAAGTTCACAACGGCGATCATGGGCAAGGGGGCAAAGCTATGAGCATCTTTTCCATTGGTGATTCACAAGGCGGCACAAACCTTACTTCTATTGGTGGCCCGCTAGAGCTGGTGGCAATTCAAGGCGGCCAGGTTGCCACGCCTTCCACCGAGGCCGCTGCGGCTGGCAACAGCAAGCTCGACACGATGCAGCGCAGCATCGTGATTGGCGAGCCGGTACCGATTGCCTTCTGCCGGCGCCGTGGCGGCTACGGAGGGATTCTGATCAGTCCCGGCGCAACGGAAGCCAGGTTTGAGAACGACGAAACCAACGCCGTCACCGCCTATTACCTGCTGGTGTTGAGTGAAGGGCAGCTGCCAGGCATTGAGGTGCGGGACGTGTTTCAAGGCCCGTGTCGGGTTGGCAGCCATTCGCAGACGTACAGCCGCAGGGCAGGAACGTGGAAGCCAAGCAACGTGATCGTGGAACGCGAAGGCTTCACCAAGCCTGAAGCGTCGTTCTATTGCGGATCAATTGGGTCATACCCAGGGATGACCACAGTCAGCTTTCAGAATACGGTTCCAGATGGGCTGGATTTCTGGAAGAAGCAGGTTCATTTCTTTTTGCGTGGTGGGATACAGCTCACCCGATTGGCGGATGCCCAGCTTGGGCCCAGCGACAACTTCTGCGATCTCATCTACTGGATGATGATAAACAGTGGTCGCTGGCCTTTGAGCCTGATTGATACCGATCGGCTCGCGTCTACTGCGCGCTTCCTGGAGAACAACGACTTCACCTGCAACTGTTGGATTACGAACTCCAGTAACTATCTGGACTATATTGCAAAGTGGGCGCCGCTGTTCATGCTGTGCGAGAGCAACAATGCAGGCAAGCGGGGATTGCGACCTGTGCTGCCAGTCACGGCAGCCAATCAGATCAACACCGGAACAATCAAGCCTGTATACACCTTCAACGAAGACAATATCCTACCCGGCACGCTGGAGATCCAGTACACCAACCTGGCGGAACGTCGTCCGTTTGTTGCGCAAACTATCTGGCGACAGCAGCTGGAGGATGATTTTGGCATCTTGCGAACTACAGAGGTGCGGTTTAAGGGGACGGCACCTGATGGGCCATATGAAAGCCATGATCTCTCCGAGTTCTGCACCCGTGAAAGCCATGCCATAAAGATTGGCGCCTACATCCTGGCCAAGCGTGTCTATACGTCCCATACTGTCCGATTCACCGCTAGACCGCAGGCTAACAATACGCTTGTCACGCAAGGCGACATTATTGGAGTGCGACTGCAGCGACAGGCAAGCACAGCTGGCAGCAGCTATCACAATTACCTGTATCAGGTAGAACGGATCACGAAGACCTTAAGCGGTGAACTCAGCTACGAGTGCACACATTTTCCTGTTGACAGGCAAGGCCGAAGCCTGGTGGCCCTGACGGTTGCCAATACCAACGGTAGCGGCATCCTGCTCAGCAGCAACAAGAGCGGCACTGGCTGCGACATGAACAACGCAAACAATACGACGATTCCCATTGAAACCTATCTTCCCGGAGATTATGTTATTGATATTCCCTTTGATGTCGGCGTCGGCGTTGGCGTCGGCGTTGAAGGTACACCTACGGAACCTGGCGGCGAAGAGCCCACTGACGGTTTCGGCCCTGATGGAACGTTGCCACTGATCGGGTTCCCACCAGGGGAGCAGCCAGTGGCGGGTAGTCCAGTGCAGGCGCCTAATCCGTGTCCTGACAATCCGAGAGCATACGTCAGATGGTTCTACGGGAATGATGATGAATACCATGAGTTCGTTGGTAACTTGAACGCAAGAAATACGGTAATAGTCGGCACTGCCGAAATGACGGCACATTACCCGAATGGTGACTACAACGTCAGGGCTGTCTGGTATTGCCCGCCGCCTGATGCGCCATTACCGGATCCAGGGCAGCCATCGCAAGAAACACCAACAACCACCTATCAAGGAAGAGTTGGCAATGGATCGCTTGCTGGGCCTGACAGTAGGATCTTCTACTGGGTGCGGCTGCAACGCATTTACGCCAACCGGACTGACTTTATTAGCGTTGGTCACCCTGGGACCTATACCCCAATTGCAAATCTCTATGGCAATGGTATCAATGGTGGATTCTGGACACCATCGAGTGAAGATGGCTCGTATCCTGGATCCGTAGGCCAGGACGTTCAAGGGATGCGTGTGATGTCTTCTTACGCCGGTGACAGCCCATTCATGCGTGAACTGGTCAACTATGACACCCTTGGGGGGCTTGATGGCACAGCCTCTCCTTGACGCCAACTATGAATAACCGCCTACTGATTTGCGAAACCTGTCCTCAGCTGAAGTTGCCGATGTGGCAATGCAGGGTCTGCGGGTGTCTGATGCAGCTCAAGGCCAGGGTGCCAGCTGCATCATGCCCGCTTGGTAAGTGGTGAGCTGAATGGCCACCTTCCCGACCCTCAACCCTTCTAGCCGGGTGTTCTCACCTGGAGAGTATCCGCACACGCCATTCATCGGCATGAGCGGCAGGCAGAACAGGGTCAGGAGCAGCAACGTCATGCTCAGCAGCCAGCTACGGCTGACGTTCGTGGCGATCACCGAAGCTCAGATGTTGAGCATCCTGGCTCATTACCAAGGACAGCAAGGGAGCTTTGCGTCGTTCCTGCTGCCATCCCTGGTGTGGAGTGGCGTCAATGATCTGGCGGATTATCAGCTGGTGGGATACGGCTGGATCTACAAGGAGCCGCCGCTCGTCACCGATTCAATGTGCGGTGGGTTCTTTGATGTTGAGCTGAGCCTAGAGACGGTGCCGCCAGAAGGAACGGCCATCCTCGGGCTGGATCAACGCATCAGTGTCATTCTCGTTGCTGGTGGCGCCTACACCGCCGGTGCTGCCAATCTCATCACCACCTGGCGGCTACGCGTTGGCGCTGCAGGTGTTGCTGGCATGACGGCCACCATGACATGGACGCTGACGGCCGGAGCACCGACCGGAGCCGTGCTGATGCCAGGTGCGCAACTGCATGTGTTTACCAACCTGCAGATTGCCAGGATTGCGGCTTCCGATGGAGTGGCGTTGTCGGAGGCCTATGCGCTGGCGGCCGGAGCAGCGACAAACGGAATCCAGGATGCATCCTTCTCCAGCGTCTCGCTTCTGCTGCACCTCAACGGCAGCAACACCTCGACCACCTTCACCGACAACAGCTCCAATGCCTTCACGATCACCAAGACCGGGCAGGTCACCACCAGCACCACGCAATCCAAGTTCAACGGCAGCTCTGGTTACTTCAACGGTTACAATGGAAATCTTACGCAGGCGCTGCTGACAGCACCAAACAATTCAGCGCTTGCCTTCGGAACTGGTGGCTTCACCATTGAGGTGTGGCTGTACAAGGTATCCACCAGCGAGGGGACCATCATCTCGTCTGGCAGCTTCTCCAGTGCATCAGCTTCGGTCTACATTGACTCCAACCGGAAGATTGTTTTCCAAAACAGCAACCAATACAAGACCTCAACTGATGCCATCACGCTGAATCAGTGGACACATATTGCCGTTACCCGCTCAGGCACGACGCTGTACATCTTCATTGATGGCCAGGCATCTGGCAGCTTTACCGTATCCGCTAATATGACAGAGCCTGTCCGCTACATCGGTCAGTATTCAACCAGCCAAACGTTCATCATGAATGGCTACATGGCTGATCTACGCGTCACCAAAGGCGTCGCTCGCTACACCAGCACCTTCACACCGCCGAGTGCTGCTTTCCCTGATTCCTAGCCTGAACTGATGCCCTGCGGTTGGCTATGGCTAGTTTCATCTACACCAGCGCACTGGAAGACGAGGCGCGTGGTGCGATCGACTTTGATACCGATACCTTCAAGATGGTGCTGCTCACCAGCAGCTACACCGGCAACCAGGGTACGCACACCAAGCGCAGCGACCTGACCAACGAAGTGACCGGCACCGGCTACACCGCTGGTGGTGTGACGGTTGCGGTGACGGTTGCCAAGGACACCACAAACAAGAAAGTGACCCTGACCTTTGCTGCAGGTAACTGGGCCAGCAGCACGATCACGGCCCGTTACGCAGCGGTCTACAAGTCACGCGGTGGTGCATCCAGCGCCGATGAGCTGGTGTTCCTCAACGACTTCGGCGGTGATGTGGTGAGCACCTCCAGCACGTTCGCCGTGGCGGCCAGCACGATCACGAAGCAGCTCTAATGGCCACCTTCCCGGCGCTGCGGCCTGCCTCTCGGAGCTACTCAATGGGGCAGTTCCCAGTGTCAGAGCAGCGCGGGTTTGGTGGCGGCAGCGTTCGATTCCTGCACGGCAGCACCGCCGGCGGCCACACCTTAGGGCTTGGCTTTGTGCTGCTCACGCAGGCGGAGGCAAAGCTGCTGCGTGATCACTACCGCACCCAGCAGGGTGGCTTCCTGCCTTTTGGGCTCAGTGCTGCAGCCTGGGCTGGCCATAGCTCGGCCACTGATCTGGTGCCGACCACAACGAACTGGGTATATGCCGGTCCGCCGGAGGAGACGCATCGAAACGGCGGCCTGGTGGACGTGACCGTCCAATTGGTGAGCGTGATCTGATTCCTAGCCTGAGGTGAAGCCCTACAGCATCAGCAGATGCAAGCCATGAGCGATCAAGACAGCTCAATGATCGCCGTGGTTGATCGTCTCGGCAAACTCGAAGGCCTGATCATGGGCCTGCAATCCAGCATCTCGCAGGGTCAGACGACAGCCGCTGCGTTCATGTCGCGGGTGGAGCGACTGGAGCAACGGCAGGTGGAGCTGGAACGCAACATGGTCACCACCACCCACATCGCAGCGCTGACCGAGAAGGTGGATTCATTGGTCGCCAGTGATGCCGTCCGCAGGGGCGGCACTGCTACCGCCACATGGACCGCTGGTCAGCTGGTGGCCTGGGTGGCGGTGATCATCTCGTTGCTGGCCTTGGTGGGTGTCGGCATGAACCGCGAGGCATTGCATGAGCAGCCTTCCTCATCACCGCAGCAGCGCCAACCATGAACCTCAACAGCATCCTCGGCACGATCGGCAGTGCCGCGACGGTGTTCAAGGCCGCCAGCAATGTGGCCCTGATTGCGGCAGCGTTGTACCTGGTGGACTGCCGCATCAGCAACCCAGGGCCGAAAGAGCTTGATCGCTGCTGGATGACAGCACTTCCGATCGCGGGGATTGGTGCGGCAGGTCGTGGTGGCTTCTCGCTCGGCTTTGGCACTTTCAACCCTGCTCTGCGACCTGACGACGGGCCGACCGGCACCGATCGTGATGAAGCGGGCCGGTTCAAGCGGAGGCAATCCTGATGAGCACCATCCGCCTGGTTAATGCCGCCAAGTCCTACGAGGGCCTGTCGCATCAGACCGCAGCATTGAACTGGCTGCAGGAGCGGCAGACGCCGGAGGTGCTGGCGCAGTTCGCGGAGATGTTCCGCGCGGATCCGCCGGCGAAGGCGGAGGCGAGCCCACCACCAGGCCAGGCCGGCAAGGTGCTGCTGAAGGTGCCCTATGAGTTCCAGAACGACAACCGCAGCGGCACCGGCTACCGCGAGTGCTTCAGCTCCAGCTGCGCCATGGTGGCCCGCTACTACGGGAAGGTGGCCGGCGATGACGAATACAACGCGATCCGCCAGCGCTTCGGAGACAGCACCGATAGCGGCGCCCAGCTCCGAGCACTCGGCAGCTTGGGGCTGACGGCAACATTCCATCAGAACGGCAGCGCTGCCACCCTGGAGGCGCTGATCCGTGAAGGCTGCCCGGTACCCGTAGGCTGGCTGCACAAGGGGTCAGTAAACGCCCCGAGTGGCGGCGGGCATTGGTCGGTGGTGATCGGCTTCGATGACGCCTCCTTCATTCACAACGACCCCAACGGCGAGGCTGACCTTGTGGGCGGTGGCTACACCAGCAATGCAGCGACAGCTGGTGCTGGTATCCGCTACAGCCGCAAGAACTGGCTGCGCCGCTGGGAGGCCGATGGTCGCGGCTCGGGCTGGTATCTCAAGGTCCGTCCCTGATCAGCGAGGCGGCACCATGATTCCCTTGCTCCTCAGCATCGCCGCCAGTAGCTCCATCAGCCGCACCCCACTGCCACTGCGGACGCAATACCCACCGCAGCATGCCTGCCAGACGGCACCGCCGTTCTCCTCGACAACCTCAAGGCGAACCTCTTCAGACTGTGAAGAATCACCGCAAGGCTGCACGATGGAAGGGCATTGGTTGCTCCTTGAGCAGTCTGCAGAGACGGAGTTCACCCGCGAATGTGTGTTCCGCCGGTTGCGGGCCATAAACCAGGATCAGCTGCTGGAGGTTGCTGAACAGCTGGCGGAGAACCTGATCAGTTACGGCATCATCATCCGGCAAGCGGCAGCGCATATTGCTCACATCGAGGCTGAGCAGATGCTCGCCGGCGCCGGCCCCTTCCCGCCACTCGCCGATTGGCACCACTAGGCGGCGCGTGATCTGCTGGGACGATCGGCAAGCTGATCTGCGGCCCATAGCTCACCGGTTCAGATGGCGATGGCTGCAGCGGCGGCGGAGTGCCGCGCAGGATCATCCGCAGCTGGTTGAGCGACTGACTGATGATCGCCCGCAACTGCTCTCGACTGATCCCCTCCTGCCGTGCCAGCTGCTGCTGAGTGCTGGGCACCGGCGACAGGAACTGATCCAGCATGATCCGCTCGGCCCGTGGGGTCAGCAGCCGGAGTGCACCCATCAGCTGCTCAAGCTGATCGGCACCTTCCACCAAGTCCAGCAGGGCAGGACCTGGATCAGCAATCGCCTCCGCCACGGTGCCGCCATCATCCCGGCTCATGTTGGGTGCATCCAGGCTCACGGTCGCTGATGGCCTGGTGATCACCCGCTCGATCGTCTCCAGCGTCCAGCCGGTAGCAGCGGCGATCTCCTGGCGGCTGGGGTGCCGGTTCAACCGCTCGGAGAGCTCCAGGATGGTGGTCTGCAGCTTGGTGTACTGCGCGGCGTGTGTGGTCGGCAGGCGGATCGAGCGGCCGTAATGTTCCAGGAAGCTGTGGATGCCCTGGCGGATCCACCAGTAGGCATATGTACTGAACTTGTATCCACGGGTCGGGTCGAACTTCTCGACCCCGCGCATGAGGCCAAGGTTCCCGGCCTGGATCAGGTCGTCGGCGTACTGGGTCGGCACGCTGCGGTACTTATCGGCCATGTTGATCACAAGCCGCAGGTTGGCCCGCACGAAGCGGTCCCTCGCTCGCTGGCCACGACGCACGACGGCAGGTGGCGGGTCGGGATGATCCAGCCATTCACGCACCTGCTGCCCCAGCAGAATCTCCTGGCTTGGGGAGAGGAGGGGGAAACGCCCGGCCTGGTCGTGCCACCAGGTCATGGCAGCACGGAACGCGGGACGTGACTACGCTCAGCACATGTGCGCTTTAAGAACGGCATCTAAAGAGAAGGATGACATAGCGCAGCCTAGTGTAGGCCCACGATTTCGGGCACTCTATGACCGCCGTGGTGGGCTACGCCCGAGTCTCCAGCGATGAGCAGGCTGAGGCACTAGCGCCGCAGGTTGCTCGGCTTCAGGCGGCCGGCTGTGAGCAGGTCATCACGGACATCGAGTCCGGCCGCGAGAACGACCGCGATGGCCTGCTGGAGGTGATGGCCATGGTCCGCGCTGGCGTGGTGTCTGAACTGCTGGTTACCAGGGTTGACCGGCTCGGTCGTGATGCGGCTTACAGCGATGCGCTGCTAGCCCAGTGCGAAGCCAACCGCGTCACGGTTCGGGCGCTCGATGGTGGCGTCATCGAGACGGCATCACCGCAGGGGTTCCTGATGGCACGGCTGCAGACCGGCCTGGCGGAGATGGAGTCGCGAATGCTGTCGATGCGTATCCGCCGGCAGTTCGTGGTCTACCGCGCCGAAGGCCGGCACCTACGCCGTCGCAAACCCTTCGGCTACCAGGGCGGCAAGAATCACCGGCTGGAGCCGCACCCCACGCAATGGTCCGAAGCCTTGCGGATCCTGGAGCAGCTCCGCCTGGTGGGGTCGTTCAGCGGTGTCGCCAATCGGCTGCCGGAATGGTGCAGCTGGACACCAGCTACCGGAAGCCTGCAGAGCTGGTTCTGCAATCCGGTGATCCGTGGTCACATCGCCCATGGCTACGACAAGAGCAGCGGCAAGGGTTGGCATCAGCGCTGGGCAGAGATCCGCTACGACCAGCACCCGGCATTGATCAGTGAGGCCGCCTGGCGCGAGCTGGCAGATCTGCTGCGACGACCTCGCAATCGGTTCAGGGCCTGCGGATCTACGGACACCCTTCATGGCCTGACCGGGTTGCTGCGTTGCGCATCCTGCGATCACCTATTGCGTCGAAACAGCAGCAACGGCGTCGTCTGGTGGCGTTGCCGGCATCGGCTATGCGACGCCCGTGGCGGCGTCAAGGAATCGGTGGTGCTGCCGGTGGTGGTCAATGCCTGCGTGGCGGAGGCGACCCGACTGGCTTCGGCAGTCAGTGAGCCCAGCGGACCGGATCCGATGGTGGCAGCGATGATCGACGAGCTGGAGATGATGCAGCGCCTAGCGGCCCGCAACCCAGACAACCGGGCGATGGCGGCGGCTGTCGCTGAGCAGCAACAGCGGATTCAGGCAGCGCAACGTGCGGAGAAGGTGGCGATAGATCCGGAGGCTTACATGCGCATGCAGCGGCCAGAGTTCTTCACGAACGCGACACCGGCAGAGCAGCGGGCTCTGTTTGGGGCGGTGCTGTCTTCTGTTCAGATTGCTCCTGGCGGAGCAGTTGCTGGTATTCAGGCTCGAAACTTTTGAGCCTTGACAAGATCGCTTCCCGCAACGTGAGCTCGGTGGTGCGTTTCATCCCGCCACCTCGAGGAACAGGTCGCAATCCATGGCAAACCCCACGCCTTCATCCAGCGGATCGGGAAACCCAAAGCCGCAGCGGCCGGTCCAGTGCTGGCACTGCTCACAACTGCGGTAGATCCAGCGGGGCAGGTCCGGGCACCGGCCGGCATGGGTCTGGCCGTACCGGATCTGCACGATCGCCTGATGACTGCGGCCATACCGGCGGCCCATCTCGGCATGGCTGGCGCGGCTGATCAGGATGTCGCGGATCGCGCCATCGGATAGCGGGTTAGGAGTAGGCATCGCAGCCCTCCAGCGCATCAGCTAGCTGATGCAGCTGCTCATGGGTGGTACGGCGTGCTGCCTGGAACCCAGCTAGCCATTCGGTGGTGGCGTGATGGCCGGGGACCGCGATGCAGTGATCAGCAGCGGCGCGGATCACTGCAGCAAGGGCTGGCGGGTGGCACGGGTATGGCGCCACGGCATCGAGGACGGCCTGGGCGGCGGGGATGGTCATACTCTCGCCGTTACAACTTGATGCCCCTGGCCCTGATACTTCCCAGACCGATCGTGATACGTCACCTCGCACGGATCGCCCTCAAAGAACAGCGCCTGGACGATGCCTTCGTTGGCATAGATGCGGCAGTCGGCACCGGAGGAGTTGGAGAACTCCAAGGTCAGATGGCCCTGCCAACCGGCCTCGCCTGGTGTGAGGTTGGCAATCACACCCATGCGGGCATAGGTGCTTTTGCCGATGAACAGGCAGGTGATGGTGTCGGGGATCTTGATGCACTCCATCGCCACTCCTAGCCCATAGCTGTGCGCCGGCAGGATGAAGTAGTTGCCGTCCTCATCGTTGTGCAGTGGCGCTGGCTGCAGGTTGGCGGGGTTGAACCGCTTGGGGTTCATCACCGTGCCGGGGACATGGCGGAAGATCAGGAACTCCTTGGAGGAGAGGCGCAGGTCGTAGCCGTAGGAGCTGCAGCCGTAGGAAAGCACCTTGCGGACCGGCTCATAGATGTCGTGCGGCGCGTACTCCCGTACCAGCCCCGGCACGAACGGCATGATCATGCCGGCGGCGGCTTGCTCGCGGATCCAGCGGTCGGACTTCAGCATGGCTCCACTCCCAGCGCTTCCGCCTCGGGCCACGGCTGGCCCATCAGGGTCTGGACTGCGGCCACCTCGCGCCAATAGCGGCGGCGGGAATCCTCGGAGCGATCAAGTAGCTGACCGGCAAGCGCCATCAGCTCACCAGCTTCAGCATCTAGCTCAGCCGCCTGAGCCCCAGCCAGGTGGGCGCGGCGGGTGATGGTGTGGCAGAGCGCCACGCGGAGTTCATGCTGCATCGGATGCCTCCTGCTGTTGCTTCTGCACCTGCTCCAGCAGGAACCGACCCCAGCCCAGATGTGTCATCAGGGCATGCGGGCCTGGTGGTGTGCTGTAGCTCAAGGACCACCAGGAACGCAGCAAGATTTCTAGTTCTGCATCTGTGGGATTCATACCGGCTTCGGCTCCACCGCAACGGTGCGGACATAGGGGTGACGGGCGCGGGCGAATTGCTCCGCTTGCTTCGGGCCAGTGGCCTTGATCGTGGTCTTCATCGGCCGGCAGCCTGTGCTGAATGTGATCGTGACCGGCCAGAGCTTGGCCTTCGGGTCCGTGGTTCGGGTGATCCCCTCCCCGGTTGGGAGATCCTTCTCGTCTGGTGGTGAGTAACGAATTGCCATCGTGATCACCGCAGCCGCTGAAGCTGCTGTTGCTGCTGTTGCTCCATCCGCAATGTCACAGCCGCCAGGCCGCACGACACCACGACGAACGCCAACAGCAGCAGGTTGCCTACGGCTCGGCGACGGGCATCGGCCTTGGCCACTGCCTGGCGGTGCAGCTCAAACCGGTACCGCTGATCGATGATCTGATGCTCTTGCTTGGTCTGATGAGCACGAGAAGCCAGAGCAGGGAGCCGATTAGCGGCATCTCGGCACCTCCCAGAATTGAACGATGGAAGCGTCGGGATGACGCCGTTGGAAGCACTCACGGGTGTGTGTGGTGTCCCAATCGCTGGGGGCAATCCATTCGAGTTCTTCATGGCTCTGGGTGCGGGGTGTGGTGTAGGTGATTCGGAAAACAGGCATGGCTCAAACCAGCTCTTTGCCGGTGCAGCTCGGCAGGCTCCAGCTGGTGGCATCGGGCGCGGCAGTAGCAGCGGTGAGGGTGCCGGCGATGCGGTGCAGTGCTTCAGCCAGGCCCTTGGCACCAGCAGCTGGGACCGGCAGGCAGTCGTCCCAGGCGTTATCGGCAATGGCTGCCGCGACCGGCTCGATGGCGCCAATCAATTGATCCAGCAGGATCAGCAGCGGCAGGTTCTTGGGTCCGCAGCCGCGCCACGGATCAGTGCCGGTGGCGTAGACGGAAAACGGATAGGCCTCGACGACAGCGCGAGCGGCCTGCAGTACGTCGTCTGACAGGGCGCCTTCGGCAGCAATGGTTGCGGTCATGGGTTCGTGGTGGTGGTCGTGGGCATCATGTCGCTGCGACTCCTCAGGATGGTGGTTGTGGAATCACAGCGACGCAAGGCGTAACAGATCAGGCGATCTTCCAAGAGCGGCGCTCCACCAGCTGGGCGCCTTTGATGGCCTGTCCGGCCTTGAGTGCAGCAGCCAGTGCGGTGCGATCAGCAGTGACGGTGGTCTTCACCCGCTGGTACTGCTCGGGCAGATCAGCTGGCAGCAGGTCGGGATCGATCTCCACTGCAGCGCTCTTCCGGCTGGTGATCTTGTGTGCCGGCAGCTCCCATTTCGTGGCTGCGGGATCAACGTGCCCGAGGGCACGGATCAGCTGGTCCTGCATCACCTGAGCGCGATTCTCGGCTTGATCCGCGAGCGACGCCAGCCGCTTGGCATGCTCGCGTTGCGCATCGGCCTTGGCACGCAGCTGATCTACAACCCAGCACCAGGCATCAGCCTTTGCAGCGAGTGCAGCGCGGTTACTGGCTTCGGTAGTGATCAGCTGCTCCAATGCCTCGGTAGCAGCAGCCACGTCGGCGGGGTCTTCGCTGAACAGCCGCTCGGCGGTGTCGTCAATACGGGCGGCCAGCAGTGTGGCTTCAGATGTGAGAGCGAACAGGGAGGTGGTCATGCAGTAATGGTGGCGTGGTGGCTGCGGATCATCCGCAGCAGCAACGATAGCGCAGCGGTTGTGAAAATGCAGCGCATCAGGCGAGCATCCTGCGCACGGTCGAGCGGCTGCAGCCAAGGCGGCCTGCAATGGCGGCCTGCGTCATGCCCTGCCGGCGCCACCGACACGCGCGATCGGTGCGGCTTTCGCTCAGCCAGGCCAGGAACAGGATTGGAAGCAGCAGCAGGGCAATAGCCCATGCCGCAAGGCAGGTGGTGGTCATGGTGTGAATGCTTGTGGAGTCTGCCGGGCCTCTCAGGGCTCACCAGCTGACCTTCACATCATAACCGCGGGCAGTATGGTTACGCAAGCGGTGCGGGTGGTTCCCACCGTTGACGTTGTGACTCTGCGTCGCTTCGTGGTGGTAGGGGCCTCTCGGGGCCCCACTCACCGCGCAGGCCGCACCATCAGGACTACAGCTTCAGGGTGCAGCACCCGGTAAAGCCAGCCGGCAGACCACTGAGAGCGAGCGACGACCAGCTCATCGCAGGTGCGCGTGGCATCAAGGCGGACGGTGACCCACCAGGTAGTCATCGGGTTGATAGCGGCAGCCTGCTGATCAGCCGCTCCAGGTACCAGCGGGCCTTGCGGGCGTCCTGCGCTGGATTGTCCTTCAGCCACAGCCTGAGGATGTACTTCAGCACCTGCCATTGCAGGCTGGCCAGCACCGGATCAGGAGCGCTGGCGGCAGTCTGCTCAAGGATGTTGATCACTTCCACCGGTCCGGCGGTGTAGTGCGCGGGATGGTTAACGGGATCAGTCATGTCACGGGCAGTCGGCCCCAGCGGGCGAGGACGGCGCGGGCGATCTCCGCCACGTCACCGGAAGTGGGGCCTTCGTGGAAGGCATAGAGGTCTAGCCACAGCTGGTGCAACTCCTCATCCGTCGGCCCCACCGGCTCCGGCTGGACGATAGCGGCGCGGCCGTACCGGATCTGCATGATCGCCTGGTGGGACCGGCCGTAACGGCGGCCCATCTCGGCATGGCTGACGCGACTGGTGAGGATGCCTCGGATGGCGTCATCGAGCAACGGATTCGGTGTAGGCATCACCACGACTCCCCCGGCGTGACCGGATGGGGTGAGCACAGGTAGGTGCTGCCCCACCATCCGCCAGGGATCCAGTAGGCGGGCGACCAGCGGTAGAGCCTGCGGTGCCGGGTGTCGCTGTTGACCCAGCAGAAACGGCCGATGCGGCCAGCGGTGCTGTCGATGCGGATGAAGTCAGCCACGCTCCACCTCCTGGCGCAGCCAGCGGGCGGAGATTTCATTGCCCACGCTGTCCAGCCACTCCGCCACCGCCAGGATCGCGGCGCGGGCTTCGGGGGTCCAGTTGATTACCTCTTCACTCCAGGAGGACGAGTCATCGCAACGGCAAACGGCAATCGCCACCCGCTCCACCAGCCCACCGTCCGAGGCGGGGGAACTGTCAAGGATTGCTTGATGGTTGCCCTCCTCTAGCTTGACGATCCGGGACCAGTTGCTCATGTGACGGGTATTGAGCCAGTCCACCTTCTCGTAGATCTCCAGGATGCAAGCCTTCTCTGTTTCGCACTGGGTTTCCAGTGTGGCGAGGCGGTCGCGGAGTTCAAGGAGGCAGGAATAAACAGTTAAGTCCTGGTTTGCGAAGCCCTCAATGGTTTGCCACTGCTCCGGCGTTGCTTTGTGCTGGGTCATGCCGCACCTCCCTCGGGCAGAGGCAGGGAGTGGAAGGGGAGCCAGTGGGTGTAGACGGGATTGCTCCAGCTTCTGCCAATCACATAAACGCGCATCCAGTCGCCGCGCCCGCCAATAGCCCAACAGCACCCCTCCGCATCGCAATCCTCCGGCCCCGGCAGGCGCTCGCTCACCGGGATGGGGGTGATGGCGGGGCGGCCCCAGCGGGCGAGGACGGCGCGGAGACCCGCAGCGTGAAGGACTGAGTTGGTGCGGTCCAGGTGTTCGTGCCACGCTTTCCAGTAGGTGTCGTTCAACTCTTCGTCCGTCGGCCCCACCGGCTCCGACTCGGCCAGGCGCTCCAGGAGGTCAGCGGCGCGCAAACGCTCGGCGCTGGTCAGGTGACCGAGCGATACACCATCGGTGAACTCGGCGTTTTCTTCGCGCAGAAGTCGCGCCAACGTCTCCACCTCCCCATCGGCGGGCGGCTCCGGCTCGGCCAGGGCGGCGCGGGCGCGGTCGATCAGCAAATGTGCGTCGTCAATCTCAGATTCATCGTCGCAAAAAATCCAGTCTTCAAGTTCGTCAACAAGCTCAGCGCACAAGGCGCGGTAGTCGATGCTCATTGGTGGGCCTCCAGCTCGGCAGCGATGGCCAAGTAATCTTTGGTAAAGGCATCCAGCACCGCCTGCGCGGCGGGGGAGAGCACCTTTTTCGTGGCGCCAGGAAAATGGTCGGTCATAATTGGACCCCGTCGGGTGGTTGGTATTGCGGCAGCCACTGCCCCCGCTCATCGGTGAAGCCAGCTTCGCGCAGGAACTGCCGGGCGGCGGCGGCATCGCCGGCCATGGCACGCTCCAGCAGGGTGGGAGCGGTGAGGGCTTCGATCATGTGGCGCAGAGTGCTGATCGGGACGGCGTGCCAGCACTCCTCATCGCCCTCGGTGTCGGCCAGGTGGCACAGCACGGCAGCAATGCCATGGCGGATGCTGTGCCCTCCGGCAAAGGCGGCGCCCTCCCGGAACTCGTCGACCAGTCGCTGGGCGCGGGATTCACTGGTCATCCGTCTAACTCCTTGATAAGTTTCTTGAGTGCCTTGAACTCAACCCACGACAGGCCGATTCTTTGCTGGCCATGGCTGCTCAGGTGAAGATCAAAGCCTTCGCCGTTGTTCCATAAAGACACCTCGATGAAATCATCGGGTTTAGCGAGATGATCGAAATCTCGCAGGAATGCACATGCAGCGTCGAGTTTGTAGCATTTGATGTCAGCCATTGAAGCCCTCCAGTTCGGCGGCGATAGCGCAAAGCATTAACTGGTCCTGGACAAACTGCATTCGAGGTGCAGCAGCACGCAGGGCGGCGGCGGCAATAGCCTCTGCGTCTGGGGATTCAGCAACCTTGATTGCGGCATCCAGCACTGCCTGCGCGGCAGGGGGAAGGGTGGTCATGGCTGGATCTCCAGTTGAATTGAGTTGGTAGCCACAGCTGAACGCCTCCTGCTGCGATGCGGCGAACAAGTCGCGATGCCATCGCCATAGCCATAGCCATAGCCACTGCCATAGCCATAGCCATAGCCATAGCCATCGCCATAGCCATAGCCATAGCCATCGCCA